GGAATGTAGGGCCTGATGGTGTTGCGTATATTTGTTTGTTTATTGCATCAATTAATTCTCCCATTAGTTTTATCAACTCACCACCCAATACCATTTTTTGAACATCTGCACCCGCATCTCCTGCACCAGTATTCTTACCTAAAAATATCTTACCATTTTCCGAATTAAGAAATATTTGATTAGCTCCTTCGGAATGTATTGTTATATTTTGTTTATTATGTATATAAACTTCTTTTTCAGCATCTATTGAATAATTACCATCAGTTATTACACCAGTATTTCCCTTTCCGAATATAATAAACTCCGATGCCTTTGCAGAAAGGATTACTCTATCCGAATTTACGAACAATTGATTGCCTGTTAACTTTTCTGAATTTGGATATTCCTTGAAAGCTACTTTTGTTTTACTTATATTTTCTTTAAATGGAACTTTAACTTTATTGGATGTAAAATATACGGATGTTCCATCTTTGTTTATATCTTCATCAACCAATTCACCAATCTTTTTAGAATCTAATTCAGGATTTTGTTTGTTACGAATGAATATAGAAGGTGATGAAGTTTTACCATCTTCCGTTAAATGAAATTCTGAAAATCTTATAGTATTACCAACTCTACCACTTAAAATTGTATCTCCTGATTTAGCATTTAGAAATTTAATTTTTTCGTTTATTTCATAACCTATGTTAGATTTTTTATTTTCATTATTAGTTTTACCACCCGTTTTTGTTTGTGATGAATATGCCGCGGCAGAGTTTGTACTTCCATCCGTATCAACCGGTCTAGTTGCTGTGTAAGTTACTTCGTCTCTTCTATAATTTGAATATGGTGTATTGGTATATGGTAACCAAAATGTCTGATTAAACATTTTAAATATAACAATCGTTTCACCTTTTATTGGAAATGTAAAATTGTTTTTGTCAAATGGGAATGCATAATCTTCAACTTCAAAAGTATCTTCAAATTCATAAGTTATCGCACCATACATTCTAGCATCTAAATCAGAAAAATCTTTATTATCATTATGTATGGAAACTATATCTTCTTTATCTTTTGTAAAAAATTTAGAATTTGTAGGATAAACATTATTGACAATAGCTAAAAATGATTTAATTTCAGTCATTATAATTTAGTTTTAATTTCTTCAATTTCTATTTGAATATCGGTTAATTTTTCTTTATTTTTTTCTTCTACTTGATTTATAGTATCTTCCATATCTGCAAGTAATTGTTCTTTTTCATGTTCACTTAACCAACCATCTTCACCAATACCTTTGGCTTCTGCAGCAGCAAGTCTTTGTGCAATAGTTGCAAGTTTAATTAAATGGTCATCGTTTTTAACTGATACCTCAATCAAATCTTTTATGATAGGGGCTATAACAGTTGCTTCACCTACATTACGAATTAATTTTCTCAATGATTCTATTAATTCAGAAATGTTTTTCTTTTTGTTTTGTTGATTTTCGTATATATCTTTAAATAATGATGATAAGTTTTTACCATCAAATAATTGAAATTCGTTTGCCATTTTATATGTTTATGTACTAATAATTATTTACTTATTAAAAACTTACCCAAAACCAAATAATCCATATCACAATTTAAAAATGTCCATATTGCTTTTTGTGGGTCATTTGTCATTGTGTGGTCTTTTAAATTAAATGATGTATTCAATAGAATGGATGTTCCTGTTAGTTTTTCGAACTCCTTTAATAAGTCATAGTAAAGTGGGTTATCTTCTCTTTTAAGTGTCTGTATCCTTGCAGAATTGTCAACATGGGTTACTGACGGAATGTTTACATCCTTTTTAACTTTGACAACTTGATTCATATAAGGAACATCTTCTTCTGATAGAAAATACTTTTGATAATCTTCAATTGTAACCGATGGAGCAAATGGTCTAAACATTTCTCTCTTTTTGACAACCTTATTAATTCTATCTCTAACATCTTCCAAATGTGGATTGGCTAATATAGAACGATTACCCAATGCTCTTGCACCAAATTCAGTTCTACCTTGAAACCAACCTATAATGTTACCTTCATTAATTAACTTTGCAACCGATTTACACAACATCTCATTGCTATCGAACATTTCAACTTTACTTCTATTATTTTGTAATATAATTTTAAGTAATTCAGGACTACTCCACTCCTCACCTAAATATGGAGATTGATTATCACCACCTTTTACTTTTGGATTACCTAATATAATATGATGTTGATATAAACACGCACCGATTGCAGAACCCGAATCCGATGGAGCAAATGGAATCCAAACATTTTTGATATTTGTATGTTTTTTAATTTTACCATTAGCAGTTCCGTTATATGCACACCCACCACCTAATACTAAATTTTCACATTCCCAAATATTAGTAATTCTATTGATAATAAAATATAATGCACTTTCATACCACTTTTGCAATGAGGCAGCTAGGTCTTTATGATGTTGTTCAATTGGTTCATCTTTAAATCTTGGTGGAAATCCAATTAAATCAATAAGTTTTTCATTAAACATATCATTATCCGATGTATGCCATGTAAAGTAAGACATATCCACCTTTACAATATCGATTTCACCACCAGTAGTAACAACTTTATCAAATATATTATATTTTTCATTATCACCATATGGGGCCAATCCCATCACTTTATATTCACCTTCGTTTGGTTTAAATCCTAAATAAGCAGTGAATGCCGAATAAATCAACCCCAAAGAATGTGGAAATTGTAATGTTTGTATTTTATGAAACCCGTTACTATCACACATTGTGGCGTATACCGAATGTCTTTCACCAACTCCGTCAATTGACAACCCTATTGTTGTATCAAATGGTGATGTATAATATGAAAGTGCCAAATGTGATAAATGATGTTGAGTATATGTGATAATTCCATCATAACCAATGGATTTCAATATTTTTTTTAAATTACCTTCGGTTTCATTCCATCTTTTATTAAACTTTCTCCATTTCATTGGATATCTTAAACCACCCCATTTACCTATTGTTTCTCTAACTCTTTCATATTTGTCATTTGGGGTTTCATACCAACAAACCATATCAACTTCATCAATTGTTATTTTTGTGTATTCTAAACACCATTGGATTGCTTTAAATGGAAAAGAACTATCGTGTTTTTCACCAGATAGTTTCTCTTCTTCAATGGCACATATTACTTTACCATCCACTAATAGTGTTGCAGCTGAATCGTGATAAAATGCAGATAAACCTAATTGTATCATACTTAAATTTTTATATCCCCATATTTGTCAAATTCATTATATAATTCCATTTGTCTTTCTTTCATTTTGTTGACAACTTTGGTAATATAATGAGTAGGGTGACCTGTCATTTCTCTAATAAGTAAATATAATGATTTTTTATTAAAGTTTTCTATATAATTTGCTCTTCTAAATAATTCTAATACTGAGTCTGCTATTTGCATATCTCTTTTCTTTGGAAAGTAATTTTCTAAATGTTTATCCCAATATTGTAACATTCTAATATTAAATGTTCTATGTTCTTCATTTCTTTCTTCTTCTCTAAAATTATTTTCAGTATCAAATGATTCGGGTAAACCAGACATTATATCCGTATCTTTATATCTTTTATAATTTGCATTATTATTTAAAATAAGATAGTTTCTTGCAACAATTGTAAAGTAAGAAAATGCCTTTCCCTTACCATTTTTATACATATGAATTTTTTCAATCATAAATGCAACGACTTCCGACATTACATCTTTTGGGTCGTCATCAAAATAAGTAAATTTCCATTTATTATAAACTATCTCTGCAAGTTTATCAAATGCAGATGCAATTCGTTCTCTATATAATTTATCTTTAATATATTGGTCATCGGTTAAATTATATTCAATAATAGCGTCTTCCGTATCTTTTGAAAAATATTGTCTGTTGGGGCCCCTTTTTTTTCTAATTGGCATTTTGTTGTATTTTGAATTTTTCGATAGTTTCTTTAATTTGATAAAATATAGAACCTACTTCATCATCCTTCTCAAACATTTCACGACTATCTATTAATCGTAATGCCTCCAGTAATGCTTCGTTTCTTTCCAATTCCGTTTGTAAAAAAATATCATTTTCTTCAATGATATCTTCGTATTTTTCCAATTTATTTAAAATATTATAAATTGCAAATGATAATGCAACTACTAATACTGATAATATTGAGATTATTGTGTATAACATAATTAAACGATTTCGTATCCTTGTAAAAAATATTTGTTTGCATTTTTGAATTTAATTTCAACCATTTCACCTTCTTTGGATTTCATTACAATTTTATCATTTCTACCATATGTTTGTCTTTTGACAACTTGTGTATTATAAACTCTATCTTTAATTGTAAATCCGTCTAAATGGTCTATTTCGTGTTGAACAATTACGGTCATCATAGTTTCTTTTGAAATTGATTCATTTTGCTTATCCCCATCAGGATTAATTTCAAATGTTAACTCACCTAAGTTATCGGTAACTACAACAATTTTGGAAGCTCTAATAGTTCTAACAGGCCTTTCAATAGTTGATGGTATTGATAAACAACCTTCAAAGAATAAAAATCCCTCTTTTGATTTTTCTTTAATAATTGGATTTACTAAGAATAATTCCTCATCACCAAAGCGAATTAAACATGCTCTTTTTTTAATTCCAATTTGTGTTGCAGAAATTCCTAATCCTGGGTGTTTTATCAAGGTTTCACTTAATTGTAATCTTAATTCATCAGATTCTTGTTGTGTAATTTCTGTTTTAGGTGTCGGTGTTTTTAGATACTCCGTAAACTCTTTTGTTGTTAGTCCGTTAGAACCTTTGTCTACTATTAATTTCATTTTTTTATTTTTATATTAATGTTTTAGTTTGTTTTTTAGAATAATTAGTTTTTTTCCAATGTAGAAAAAATTGTAAAACTCTTTCATTTTCATTACAAATAAGTTCATCTCTCCAATGTATTATTTTATCGGAATCCATTAATATAATACCATCACCAACATTTGTATTAAAATTTACATTTTTATTATCAATTTCTGCCCATAAAGGCCATTCTTTATTTATGGTGGATTCTAAACATATGGACATAGTTATATTGATATCGGTTCTATCTTTATGTTTTGCTAAAAATGATTTATTTTTATATTCTCTGACGTATGTATTTGTATCTATCAGGTCAATAGTATTCAATGTTTCTAAAACTTTGGGTTTCAATTTATCCAAATAAATATTAAATTTATCGGAAGGTCTGAATCCAAATGTATTTGGTGTAGTTCTAATATCATCAAAAGATTTTGTTTTAGATTTTTCCAAATCAAATTGGGTTGTCAAAAATTTACACTCTTTTTCTGAAAGAATATTGGGTATCAAATATATCATATATTATATTAATGTTTTTTTAAAATTTTCTATTGGTGTTACTTTAAACCAATTAACTAATGAGTATCTTGTTCCTGATATTATGGGTTTTACTCTATGTGTTAAATGTGAATAAAAAATAAATAGATTACCTAATCCCCTTTCTAATGTTATTTCCTTATCATCTTTATCTTTTATTTGTAATTCACCTCCAGTATATTCATCATTTAATTGTATAACCATTGAACAATATCTTTCTTGATAGACTCCCTCTGCAGAATCTTCGTGCCAATTATAATATCCGTCTGTTGTGTATTCTGTAAATTGAAACATATTATTTGTAAAATCAATTTCATAACCTTTTATATTTACTTCTTTTTTAAAAATATTAATTAATTTTTCATTTAAATTTGGAAAATCTAAACTATAATCATAGAAAAAAACATTTGATTTTCTACTTTTTAGATTCAACCCTGCAGCTGAAACGAATGCTGGTTTCAATTCTTTGGTTAATGAAAATTGTAACAAATCTTCACATTCTTTCTTTGATAGAAAATTTAGTATAGTAGTATAGTTTATCATTATAATAATGTTTTTATTTTTTTAATCCGTATTTAATCCACTTATACCAAACTCTTTCGTGAATGTAGTATTGTATGGGTTTATAAATTAATTCTGTCAGTCCAAATGCTGCTCCAACTTTAATTGAACCACTTATCAACCACATTAATAAGAAACCAATTATGGTACTTAAAATACGATATGATATGGTTTTGGCAATATGTCTCTTCTTTTCTACAATCATATTAAATTTCTATTATTATAGATTATGTTATGATTAAACATAAAGGTTAAAAAATTAAATCTTTCTCCAAATATGATTGGGGAAACTCCGTGTAGTAAGGATGATTCAAAAACATAACAATTACCTATTTCTTTATTTACAATAATTCTTTCTCTGTTATAATCTACCACCAAATCACCTCCAATATATTGATTGTTTAATTGTATACCAATGGTGAATTTTCTATCTAATACATTGTCAGTATGCATCGTATATCCATCATTTATTTCATATTGATAAATCCAAGCATCTTCATTAAAATTAGTGGTTTTAACATTAAATTTTTCTTCAATAAAAGCAATTACTCTATCAAATAAAAATTCTAAATCATCATTTCTAAAAATTGTCCATTGTTTATAATTTATATCAATACGATTCTCATATCCACCATTATTTCGGTAAACACCATTGTTTCTGTAATTTATTAGATAATCACATTCATCTTTAGTAAATAAAATTCTTTGGTGTATCATTATCCTTTATTTTCATCATAGATTATATTACTATCCTCAGTATCTATATTGTAAATAATCACATCACCATTTGAGTCAATGTATTTTTTTCTAATAGCAGTTCCACTAATTTGTTCGATTTCTTTTGGTGGTTCGTGATATATTACATCATATCCTACACCTCTACCATAGTTTACACTTTCAATATCTGGAATTATTGATAATAAAATTTTATCCCAATTTTGTGTAAAAAATGGTTCTTTTTGTAATTCTTGTAATACTTCTTGTGCTGATTTAGGATTGTTCTCATCTTTTTGAACATCTCTGATTGCTACCCAACAATTCTTTCCTTTTTCTAATTGTTGATTGATTAACCACTCATGACCTTTATGCCACGTTTGCCACCTTCCAATAAATAATGCATATTTTTTCATAAATTATAATTTCGTATTTTCAATATACGAAAATAATTTTAATTTACCAAATATTAATAAGTTTTAATATTTTCATTTTCACTTCTTAGTCTAGATAACTCCCTAACATTACCACCTTTGGTTGATAACCAATAATTAACTGCCTTTGGATTATTTATCCATAAATTTCGTTTATTCCATGGAAATTCTGGATGCATATATTCTTCCCATTTTAAATCTGGAAGCTTTTCTTCTACATTTTCAGAAATTGGTGTAGCATCAACCACAACATTAGTAGATTTAACATTTGTATCTTCTTTTTTCTCGTTAATCTCATCTTTTTTGTTTTCGTTAATAATATCATCTCCGTAAACTTCGTAACCTTTATAGTTTTCTTCCATCAAATAGTCTAAATCATCATATAAACCCAATTTTTGGTTATGTTCTACCATTTCCCCCAAAAGTCTTCTTTGTTTTTGTTTTTTAGTTTCAATTAAACCGTTAAATGCGATAATAAGTGCTACTGCCAATGGGTCAAAGACTATTACAATCAAAAATATGAAGAATTTTACAACATTTTTCAATTCCATGCCAAATGCTTCGGCAATAAACCTAAAACCACCTACTTCTTTCTCCAAATCTAAGTTTGAGGTCTTAATTTCATTAATTTTTTCGTTATTTTTAGCATTTTCCGTTTGTAAACCCTCTATTTTTTTGTTAATTTGAGCAGTTTGTCTATCTTTTTGGTCAATTGAGCGTAAAAGACGAGAATTTACCTTACCTTTATCTAAAATTGTGTTTTGTGTTGAGGATAATTGTCCTAATTGAGTGCTAAGTTGAGTAATTTGAGCAGTATTTTGGTCAATCTTTGTCGTATAAACTAAAACTTCCCTATCTACCTGTTGCAATTTTAAGGACTGAGATTGAAACGCGTTTGAAAGATATCCAAATATACCCGCAGAGGTGATTAACATCAGTAATGCAACCGCAGAGACCAAATACCACTTATTGAATCCCTTTATTTCATCCCACATTTGTTTAAGATAGGTTGCAGCTACTAATTTTGCAAACTCCAGTGCACCGGCCATTACCATTACTGCGGTTGATGCTCCACTAAATAGGACACCTAAACCCGTTACGGAGAAAAACGCTGCACAACCGGCTATAATTAGTGCAGAAAATCCGACTAAATATTTAAGCCAATTCATTTATCTATTGATTCTGGTTAATTCGGCAACACGCTCTACTATCTTTCTTGCATCTTCTAAAGTAGTGTGAGCAACCGATGGTGTCATTGATTGTGCACCTGTAATTCCGTTTTGTAAAATCCTCAACTTTCCGTCTAAAGATTCTAATAACGTTTGTATTTTTTCGTTGTATATCATAGTAATAAATATTTATTTATAATAAAAAAGGTAGAAGTGTTTAATCTCCTACCTTTTCAATATACGAAAAATAACTGAATTAACCTAATTTTGGGGTTAATTTTTTTGGTTTGGACTCTTCTTTTCTTTCAATAGTAATTAAGAGAATACCATTTTTAATTTCAGCTTTTGCCTTTCTGCCATCGAAGTTTTTACCTACGTTAACTCTTTCTTCAATGTCTGAAATTAATTGATTGAAAGGATTTTCTTTGTCCTCTTGTGATTTTTTGGCTTTGATTTCAATCTTATCCTCAAAACAGTTGATTTCAATATCATCAGGATTGTGTCCTAATACTGATAGTGCAATTGATGCAGATTCATCTTTAATGTCTACTGCGAATTTGTTTTGAACATAAGTTGTTCTTTGTTTTGGTTGTTCGATTGGAAAAAATTCATCAAACAATTTACTGTAATCAATCATGTACATAATATAAATGTTTTTAGTTAATAATATCTTATATAGTCCAAATACTATACCAAAGGACTACTTTTGACATTTTGACATTAAATTACGTTATCTTGTCTTTCAATGATTGTCGACATATGGTCGGCCCAATGCATAATAAATTGTAACTTATAAACTAATTGTTTCTTTAAGTCGTGACCTGCTAAATACTTTTGATTATCTTCATCGTACATACCATCAGTAAGTTTGATTGCAAAATACTCTTTCTCATTATATTGAATACCATAGTGATTTAATGTAAAGAAAGTTCTATCCGTTAAAGTCATATAAGGTATCTTCTCATTACGAACAAATAGGGTTCCGTATTTCTTTTGAGACCATTCTTCCTGATTTGGTAAGTAATGTAATTCACCCTTAACTCCTAACTTTCCTAAGTCGTGATGTAGACAACTAAATATCAATTCTTCTTCGGTAAAATCTATCTCTCCACCTTGTGATACGAACAGGTCTTTCATTTTAAGAGCGTTCTTACACACATTAAAGATGTGGTCTATATACCCACCTATATATGCGTTATGATAGTGTTTTGAGC